TTGCCGAGTTGTATTGCACCGTATTTACTGGCAATCCCAATAAATCCATTTTCATGGTTGTGAGTGATATCGTAGCTTACCGGAACGGATTCTGTACCACCATTTACAATAGTAAGCGTCTGATATCCGCTTTCCTGATGGGCAGTAAACGATTTTTCCGCTGCTGAATATTTCCGTGGATCACAACAATAAAAAGTAAATTCGCTTTTTACGTTCAATCTGCCTGGCTCCACATCTCCTACACTTGATTTCGTCCCGATAAAATATTTATCCGGTTCATCTGCAAAAATCAGCTTTGCCTGTTCCTTATTTAAGATTCCAGAGAGTTTGTTGAATTTTTCCTGAAACTCTCTAGGAGATGTGCAAAGCAACTGGTATCCAACTGTAATACTTCTGGTTGTATCTCGCTTTCCCGTATACTCGGACCCATCCACAAGATCAATTTCTCTCTCCGAAATTTCCGATCCCAAAAGCTCACGACCGGTCACGTACAGAGTTCTGTATCCATCAATCAAATTTTCAATATATGTCCCATCAATCTGCAGAGCCTCACTCGGCAGGGAACTCTTGCTCCCCGCCTTATTTGTATCCACAAACTCATACATGGCTTCTTTCTCCTTTCAGTCTCATCTTCATGCTCTCTCGGCTTTCCAGCTCTTTCTGTGTAAATTCTGCCGTAACTCGTGCTGCTTCTCTTCCGTTGTACTCAACTGGTACAACGATAGTATAAGTTGCATTGCTGCTGTAAGAGTGATCGCCAGAAAGTTCGTAATCTCCGGCACCGGAAAAGCGCATTCTCATATCTGTGGATAATGTCGGGATATCCACAATGTCCTGCGTAGCTTCTGCAACCTTTCTTGACATCGACTCGATTCCAAGAGCAAATCCCTCTCCTACATAGACACCCAGCCCAGCAAATACTCTTGATGGACTGTGAATTTTTGCTTTTGCCCTGACTGCTGCTTCTGCAGCCGCAGCCATTTGCACCGCAACTGATCTGATATATCCAAGTGTAGATTCCATTCCTCTTGCGAGTCCCTGTCCAATATACACGCCACAAGAATAAGCACCAGAAGAAGTGCTATTAAGCGTTGACAAAATGGACGTTGACATTGATCTTGCCGTAGAAGTTGCTCTACTTGCACCAGAGGATAGAGCGGAATTAAATCGGCTCATTGCCTGCGTTGCAATATTCGTCAACGCCGAAATAAGTTTATTAGCAGATGACGTAATTTTAGAAACACCACGCTGCACGGAATTAGCAGCTGAATTCATACCGTTAGTAAGTGATTTTGAAAATTGCGCCCCCGCTTTCGCGGCCGAAGAATCCAGTTGTGCTGCCAGTGCCGCCGCACCTGCACTAATAGAAGCAAATGCTGCCATGATACTGCTAGTATCTATAACAGGAATTGAAAAGCTTGCTAATACTCCGCTAATCATAGCCATGCTAGCAGGAATTTGAACGGCAGTTGAATTTAGTTGTGTAAGAGTTCCTGAAAACATTGAGATCTGCGCCGATGCAATTGTAATTGCTCCAATAACTCCGTTAAGTCCGTCGGCAACTGTACCGATTCCTTTTCCTTTTGTAGAAATTTCTCCGAGACCAATAGCTACCGATCCGAGTGCCTTTGCTATATCTACAATAGATAGACTAGCAATCGTGTTGATACCGTCAGCTACGCTCTCGAATCCTTTGCCAGCATTTTTGGCAGAGCTTCCGATTGAGTCAATGATTCCAGCAACAGAATCCAAAACGCTGGAAAATCCACCACTAATTGAATCTATAACTTTCGAAATCCCGTCTGTGACTTTTTTAAACCCATCCCCTAATGAATCAATAACACCTGTAATGATGTCCCCGGCAGTTTTAAAAATATTTACAAGTGTATTGCCAACAACTGATACTATTTGGCTAACTGAATCAGAAACAGTTGACACAAAATTTCCGAATACTGGGAAGATAGATACGATAGCACCAGTGATTACCCCTATTACTTGTACAACAACATCTCCAAGTATTTGAATTACGCTTCCTAGTGCTTCAACAAAAGGCGTTGCCAGAGACATTCCAGCACCAACCATAAGGATGGTTGCGCCGAAAGCAAGCATCGCTGGTATAGCAGCTGTCAGAGCCGTCCCAAATACCGCAAATACTGCAACCAAGCCACCGACAACAACTCCGAATGTTCCCATTGCAACAGCCCCGTCTGTACCAGTTTTAGCAAGAGGTGGCATGGATAATGCCATTGCTGATACCGCACCAGCAAACACCGCAATGCCAACTGCACTTTCCTGAAGTTTCTTTCCCATAGTTCCAAGTATGATTGCTAAACCACCGACAACAACTCCGAATGCAGCAAGCGGAGCAACAGCCGTATCTCCGAGGCTTGCTAGAGGTGTAAGCGCAAGAGCGAGACCTGCTAAAGAAAGTACTACTGCTGACACTGCGAAAGCCATCTTTGTGAACGATTTAGACGCCGCATTCATTTTCGCTGGAGAAGTTTTAATGTTTTTCGAAAAACTCATAAATCCAAAACTTAATGCTAGAACTGCACCAACCATGCCGGCAAGTACTGCTACCGCCAACGGACCTGAATCCGCCACTGCTTTTGCGCCTTGCGCCAATAAGAAAAATCCACCACTAATCAAAGCAACTCCGGCACCCAACATCATGAATGCTTTAGCGGACGCAAGCATTTTCTTGGAACTTGCAGCACTGCTTTTACCGACCGCTTCTTGCCCTTTAGAGATTCCAAACAATTTTCCAGCAATTTTACTTATTCCAGCGCCAGCAAGACCAGCAATCGCACTCGTGAATGCACCTACAAATGGAGCAACGCTTTTTGCAATCTTAAAGCCCTTATACGCAACAACAAGTTTGGGAATCTGAGGAATCACTTTCGCAATAACCTCGGAATGCTCCTCTAAAAATCCGGCAAAGGTTTTCAATGCTCCGCTCGCAGAATCCATTACACTACTAAAAGAACTGATGCTTTCCGTGGACCCAAACGCACCAGTAATCTTTCCGAGATCTTCTCCAATTGCGGAAAAAGCATCTCCAAAAGCGGTCTTCACTTCTAATGCTTCTGTTTTTAAAACATTCCAGTACCCACTTGCTTTATCGAGAAATCCAGTTAATTTCCCTGCGATTGCATCTCCATCAAGATCTCCAATTTTATTAATTATCCCATCCAAGGACTTAATCGCTCGACCGGATAAAACATCAAATGACGGTGCCAGCTTATTGCTTACTGTTTCGGTCAGACCATCCATTGCCTGATCTACAGTCTTATACTCTGTAGCAAGCTTGGTAAATGCGTCATTCGTTCCGACTTTTGCGATAGCATCAAAGAAATCTTCTGTCGCAATTTTTCCGTCCTGCACATTCTGCACCAGCTCCGTGGTAGTCATGCCCATTTCTTTTGCGACTGCCGATATACCAGCCGGAGTCTGTTCGATCATAAGTTTAAAGTCTGCCCATGCAACCGTTGGTTTCGCTGCCATCTGTGTAGCTTGCTGACTTAAAGTTTTCATTGCCTGTTTTGGATTCTCAGCTGCCGCCGCAAGCCCTCCGAATCCCTTTACAAGCTTATTCGTGCTTTTAATACCTACTGCACTCAACTGCGCATAAGTACTCGCCATATCAGATGCGCTGTAAATTGTATCTTCTGCAAACTCCTGCAGCTCTTTTTTTACAGAGGATATCTCGTCTGCACCTTTCCCGAGCATCGACATATTTCCGTTAAATGTCTTCCACGCGGCACTTGACGAGTTGAGCTCTGACACCATACCGCTAATTCCGGATGTAATCGTTCCAAATGCTTTCTGCCCGATTCCTGCCATAATTCCAAAGCCAATACCGCTTGTCAAAGTGCTTTTAAGGCTGTTCGCCGAGGACATCGCCGACTTAAAAGCCGATGTAAAACCTCTGTCTTGTGCCGATAGTATTGCCTTCACGGAAAAACTTTCTGCCATGCCATCACTCTCCTTTCATCATTCTGCCGATTATGTCTAATCTTTCGTTTTTCTTCTTGCGATTCTTCACACGATCTACTTCTTTTTCGTAATCAAAAAACTTTCTGAATCTCTGATAAA